TGCTACAACAGGAGTATGTGGTGTATTAGATTTAATTTTATCTGCACCTTATTATATCGATCCTGATTTTTTTGAAGTAGATCCTGGTAATAGGTTAAGGAAGCGTTGGGATGGGACTACCGTTCCTGTAGAATCTGTAGCAAGGAGTTGGTGGCAGAATGAAAATACTTCATCTAGATCGGCAAAGTATGTAAGTACAAATATATCTGGTGGAGCTGCTGTTATAGGAAGTAAGGAAGATTTTGGTACAATAGCTGTCTCAAATAATTATACAGAAGCAACACATAATGGTGATATTGATACTTTACATACAGGAGAATATAATGGTTCTGTAGCAACTCATGGTACTCCGTGTATGTCACAAGCATTTGGAAAAACTCACGGATGGGCTTATAATTCTAATAAGTGGTTTATTAGTGTTATTTGGGCTAGTGGAGCAATAGGTACAAGCATATTATATGAAATATTAAAAGTTTTTCATGATTTAAAACCAAATAGAACATCTGATAATACAAAGAATCCAACAATAACAAGTAATAGTTGGGGTAGTACACGGTCTTTTTATAATAATTCTTATGCTTATTTTCGTACTGATGGTGATGGAACTGGTGAAGAAACAATTAGTGTGTCGGGTTCAAGTGTCAGTTCACCAGAATGGTTAAGATATTTTTCTTCTGGTAATAAACATGCTAGATGGTATCCACCTACAGATTCTACAATGGTTGAAGGTGCAACAATGCTTGATTCTGGAGTGATATGGTGTGGTTCTTCGGGAAATAATAATAATCAACAGGTTAAGGGTGATCATCCAAATTATAATAATTATGTAAGTACTAATTCTTCTAGAACTTTAGCAGATGCAGAATCACAAGGACTTATGGTTAATCGTGTTGGAAATCCTAATTGCATTGGATGTGTATCAAATTATAATAATACTGGAGTAGATATATATCGTACATTTAACGTTGGTGCTCTTGATGATGATACTGTTAATGATTCAGGTACTTATAGGGAACAGAAAGCAACCTATAGTAATATGGGAAATGCTGTAGATTTTTATACAATTGGTGATGGTTCTATTGGTGCGAAGGGAGGACCAGGAACTGGTTATAATAGAAATGATTCAAGTTATAGATTAGATTCAAATTATAATATCGTATTATCAGGTGGAACATTATCCCTTACATCACAAGATAAATTTTTTAGTGGAACAAGTTCTGCCTGTCCTGTTGGTGCAGGATTATTTGCTACCAAGATGCAGCACAATAGAGATTGGACTTGGAGTGATCTTAAAGATTGGTTAGAGGATGAGGTTACTAATCAACCTAGTGATGCACTTTTCTTTCAAGGAACTGAGGCTACAACATCAAGTGATTCTAATTGGAATTCTACTAGAAATCTACAAGGTGGTGATAGAAAGGTTCTTTGGGATGCTCGTAGTGTATCTATATACACTATCTCTGGACCTTTAGATATTACTGGTTCGTCATTAACCATTACAACATAAATAATTAATAAAATATCATGGCAGAGAAGAGTTTTGGTGCAAAGAAAATAAAATTAGATGGTTCTGGAACTCCTACCATTCAAAGTCCTGGTAGTTTAAATTTAAATGCAGTTACTGTTGGTATTAGTACTGACCTTACAGTTGGTGGCAGTTTAAACGTTACTGGAATAACTACAACAACAGGACTAAAAGTAACTGGTTTCTCTACATTTGTTGGTGGCATACAATTAGATAGTACACTTAAAGCAAATAGTCAGGTAGGTGCTGCAGGTTCTGTTCTTTCTTCTACTGGTTCAGGATTAAATTGGGTATCACCATTAACAGGACCACAAGGTGCTCCTGGTGCACAAGGTGCTGCTGGTGCTCAAGGTGCTCAAGGTGCACAAGGTGCTGCTGGTGCTCAAGGATATCAAGGAGTTCAAGGTGCTGTTGGAGCTCAGGGTGCAGTAGGAGCACAAGGTGCTCAAGGTAGACAGGGTGCAGTAGGTGCTCAAGGTGCTACTGGTGCTCAAGGTGTTCAAGGTGCTCAAGGTGAACAGGGTGCTCAAGGTAAACAAGGTGCTGCTGCAGCTGCTGGTGCTCAAGGTGCTCAAGGTAGACAGGGTGCTCAAGGTGAACAGGGTGCTACTGGTGCTGGTGGAGGAGCTGGTGCTCAAGGTGCTCAAGGTAGACAAGGAGCTCAAGGTGAACAAGGTGCTGCAGCTGCTGCTGGTGCTCAAGGTGCTCAAGGTAGACAAGGAGCTCAAGGTGAACAAGGTTCTGGTGGTTCTGGTGGTGCTCAAGGTGCTCAAGGTAGACAAGGAGCTCAAGGTGAACAGGGTGCAGACGGTGGTGGTGGTTCTCCAGGTGCACAAGGAGCTCAAGGTGAACAAGGTGCTCCAGGATCTGATGCAGGAAATGCTGGTACAGTAACAGTTAGAACTGATAGTGGTGATGCATATCACAATTTAGTATTTGTTGATAGTTCTACTGATAATCAGCAACAAACCCTTAAAATGGATGATGAGACTAGTAGATTGCAATGGAATCCTAATGATGAAACACTTATAGCATGGAATGCTGCTACTCGATACCATTCAGATTGGAGTGGTAATGCTGGTACTGCTGGACAGGTTCTTACATCTCAAGGCAGTAATCAGTGGTCATGGAGTAATGTTGGTGATTTAGCTGGTGGTATTCCAGCAGGTGTTATCGTCTTATGGTCTGGTTCAGCAGCATCTATTCCTACTGGATGGACTTTATGTGATGGTAATAATTCCACACCAAATTTAGTTTCTAAGTTTGTTGTTGGTGCAAAATCAGCTACTGGAGATACTACATATCCAGGTGTTAGTGTTGGTGCACAAGGTGGTACTGCTACTGGACAGACATTTCCTCATACTCACTCTGATGGTAACTATGGAACTAATAATCCTGGTAATCACACTCATAGTGATGGTAATTATAATACAAATGAAACAGGTAGTCACCAACATGGTTTTAAAGCAACATGGAGAGCTGGTGATGAAGTTGGTTGGAATACTTCCAATAAAACTTTTGTTGGAGACAATGCAGGTACTTCTGAATGGGCGATTTATAATAACCATTCAAGAATTCAATCTGCTGGTAATCACACACATAATGTAACTGGTAATTCTGGTTCTAACGGTGGTCACACACATAATGTAACTGGTAATTCTGGTAGTCCTAATGATTCAGTCTCTGCACTGAATCAAAACTTGCCACCTTACTATGCTTTATGCTATATTATGAAGACTTAAATTAATTATATGAATTTTGATGATTTAATTTATGTAATGCAAAATCAATTGGATAAAGATTTTTGTGAACATGTTATTGAAAAATTTAATAAAGATGAGGGTAAAGTTGAAGGAGTTATTGGTAGAGGTGTAGATACATCTATGAAACAATCGATGGATCTTTATATTACTGAAAGAGAAGGATGGGAAGAAGAAGACGATATATTTTACAAATCATTAAGTAAAAATTTAGAATCTTATATGGACTGGCTTTCAGCACCATATGATCATTTTGCTGGTAATTATCCTAGTGAAGATACTGGGTATCAGTTACAGCATACAAAACCTGGAGGATTTTATAAGTATCATCATGATCAAATGGGAACTAGAAGACTTACTTTTATTTGGTATTTGAATGATATTATTGAAGGAGGAGATACTGAATTTTCTAGTGGATTGAAGATTCAACCAGAAACAGGAAAGATTATAATATTTCCAGCATTATGGCCTTGGGTTCATAGAGGAAATCCACCTAAATCTGAAAATAAGTATATATGTACGGGATGGATAAGATCTACAGATGATAAAAATTTATGAATTTTGAAACTGTTAAGAAAATTGAGAAATTTTCTGACTTTGTATATTCTATAGATGATGTTCTTACAGAGTCCTTTTGCAAACAAGTTATCGATAAGTTTGAAAATGATGAAAGTCAAGTTGATGGTATATTTCGTGTCAATGGACAAGATAAATTAATTCCAGAACTAAAAAAATGTAAGGAAATTTATATCACAGAAAAAAGTGATTGGAAAGATGAGGATGATATTCTTTATAATTCTTTATCTAAAAATTTAGAATCTTATTATGCTTATTGTAAACAATATTTTTCTGGATTATTTAATTATAATACAAATGATAGTGGATATAATATAAAAAAATATAATGCTGATGATGATTATTATCATTGGCATCATGATTCAGCAGAGAAAAGACAGATACTTTGTATATGGTATCTAAATGATAATTTTGAAGATGGTGAGACTGAATTGATAGATGGAACAAAGATACAACCTAAAACTGGGAGGTTAGTTTTTATACCTGCAACATGGAATTATATTCATCGTGGAATACAACCGAAGAATGGAGATAAATATATTGTTACTACTTGGATTCAATCTAAATAACTAAAAATATTTTTATAAGTGGCAGCTCTTAATTTTCCTAACAATCCAGCACTGAATGACATATACCATGCCAATGGATCTTCATGGAGATGGGATGGTAGTAGATGGAGAAGAATTCCAGATCCTGGTGCTCAAGGTGTTTCTGGTCCTCAAGGTGCTCAAGGTGCTCAAGGACATCAAGGACATCAGGGTGTAATAGGAGTACAAGGAAATCAAGGATATCAAGGAGTTCAAGGTGCCAATGGAAATATAGGTGCTCAAGGTGCTGCTGGTGCTCAAGGTGCTCAAGGTGCACAAGGTATTCAAGGTGCACAGGGAAGACAGGGTGCACAGGGTGAAGTAGGTGCTCAAGGTGCTGCTGGTGCTCAAGGTGCTCAAGGTGCTACTGGTGCTCAAGGTGTTCAAGGAGCTCAAGGTGAACAGGGTGCTCAAGGACATCAGGGACATCAAGGTGTTCAAGGTGCTCAAGGAAGACAGGGTGCTCAAGGTGAACAAGGTGCTACTGGTGCACAAGGAGTTCAGGGAGCTCAAGGTAGACAGGGTGCAGAAGGAAACTTTGGTGGAGTAACTTTTGATTATACATTTAAAAGTGCTACATCAGATTCTGATCCTGGTAATGGTTGTTTAAGAATTAGTGAAAGTACATTTAGTGGTGCATTGACACTTTATATTGACGATGCTGATGATAATGGTACTAATATAGAAACATATTTGAGAACTATTGATGACTCTACATCTACATTAAAGGGGCATTATAGAATATCTAATAAGTCTAATTCAGATGATTTTGCAATATTTTCTATCACTGGTTCAAGTACAGAAGCAACTGGATATCATAAAATACCTTCTAGTCATATAAGTGGTGTTACATCTTTTAGTGATAATGAAGACATAATCATAACTTTTGCTAGAACTGGTGATAAAGGAGATTCTGGTATTGCTGGTGCTCAAGGTGCTCAAGGTGAACAGGGTGCTCAAGGTGAACAAGGTGCTACTGGTGCTCAAGGTGTTCAAGGTGCAGTAGGTGCACAAGGTGCTACTGGTGCTGCTGGTGCTCAAGGTGCTCAAGGTGAACAGGGTGCTACTGGTGCTGGTGGAGGAGCTGGTGCTCAAGGTGCTCAAGGTGAACAAGGTGCTACTGGTGCTGCTGGTGCACAGGGTGCTGTTGGTGCTCAAGGTGCTACTGGTGCTCAAGGTGTTCAAGGTGCTCAAGGTGAACAGGGTGCTCAAGGTGAACAAGGTGCAGCAGGAAGTCAAGGTTCAACTGGTTTAACAGATGGTCCTTATGGTGCTCTTGCAACTTATACTCATGATGACCAATCAACTATAAGTTGGGATTCTACACATCAGGCAATGAAATTGTTACCTGATGGTGATAATAGTATTGGAGCAGCATTTCCTGCTTGGCGTGTTAATTTAGCATCTGGAGAAACTCATCAGGTATCAGTTAAATATAAGGCATCTACAGGAAGTGGTAGTGGATTTTATGCAAGAATTTATGAATATGATAATGATTTACCTGATGGTAAATTAGCAATATCAAATGAGGCAACAAACTCTCTAGTTCAAGAAGATTCAAGAAAAAGGCATACTTGGAGAGAAAATCAAGCAATAACTACTACTTGGGACACTACAGAAATTACATATACTCCTCATGCTAGTGCTAAATGGGCATCCATAGTTGTCCTTAATTGGAGTGGAATGGGTTCTAATGCACTTTATATTAGAGATCCAATTCATCAATTAATCGGTTCTTCTGGTGGAGTAGGTGCTCAAGGTGCTCAAGGTGAACAGGGTGCTCCAGGTGCTCAGGGTTCTGGTGGTTCTGGTGGTGCTCAAGGTGCTACTGGTGCTCAAGGTGCTCAAGGTGAACAGGGTGCCCCTGGTTCTGGTGGAGGAGATGGTGCTCAAGGTGCTACTGGTGCTCAAGGTGTTCAAGGTGCTCCTGGTGCACAAGGTGCTGCTGGTGCTCAAGGTAATCAAGGAAGACAGGGTTCTCAAGGTAGACAAGGTTCTCAAGGTAGACAAGGTGCTCAAGGTAGACAAGGTGCTCAAGGTAGACAAGGTGCAACTGGTCCTAGTCATTTAGTAGCACATGGTTATTGGAATAGTAGTTTAGGAAATAATTATAATATTTCAAGTACTAGTGGTAGTTTTGCTAATGACGACCAAAATGATGCTTATGATGGTGGGGTTCGATTTAATTTGAGTAGTGGAACCGATGAAGCTCCTTACGCTGTTGTTGCAAGTGGAAGACACGCTGGAGATGGTGGCATTACTAACCTTTCATTACATGCCAGAGAGATACAAACTAGTGGTTTTAGACTTGGTGGTTATAGATATATGGATGGTGGTGATAATTCTAATTATTGGACTTACCCAAGTCAAGTTTCCTTTATAGCAATGGATGATTAATCATGACAAACATTCCATCACAAGTAGTTATTTTTGAGAATCCTAATCATGGTACAATAGGTACTAGTGTAGGGATAGGAACTACTGTTCAACATTGTCCCTTACCAAAAATTCTTTGGACAAGTCCTAATTGTGGATTAACTACAGTACAGATTGCTGCAAAGGATATTCCTTCAGGTTGTAAATATGAAATTATTAATGAAAGTGCTATACAGGATTATTTTGAAGTTGGAATTGGATCTACAGCTCTTTTATTTCAAAGAGCAATCACTAATTATGATTTCGATACAAAACAGTCTACCTATGATTTAACTATGGCAAAAAAGGTTGCTCATAGGAAGAGACGTAATAGAAGGTATTGTGAATTTGCTCCTCATGATGCTGTGGTATCAACAGCAATACCAGGTACATCAGATGCAGCAGAAGCATCCCGTGCTTTATTAAGAACAAAATATACTACAATGCAGACAGAAATAGATGCAGCATCTACAATTGATGAATTATATGCTATAATGGAAAAATATCCAAGGCAGATTATACCCCCAGAAGCAAAAAACTCTGGTTTTGAAAGATGGTCGCCAGAGGCATAATATAGTTTATTATTTTTTAAATTATGAATGTTGAAAAAATTGAAATAGATGATGAAAGAGAAATTGTTATTATAGATGATTCTGTTAATATTGGTACGATTAATAATTTATATTATGATTGTTGTCAACTACCTTATAGAATAGAGAATTCTAGTGTTGCTGATATTCAACGTATATGTGATCGTAGATTAAAATGTGTTTTACCTGATGAGAATCCAATGACATCTATGTTATTGGAAGAAAACTCTGAATCTCTTAAGGCTATAAAAAAATATATTTCTAATGATGAATATGCATATGTTAGAGGATATGTAAATTTGGGATTACATTCAGATGTTTCGCAAGTTCATACTGATGATAGATGTAAAAATAAAACTTTATTATATTATGCAAATAAAAATTGGGAGATGAATTGGGGTGGAGAAACTGTTTTTTATAATGATAAAGGAACAGATTATGTTGAAGCTATTCCATATGTTCCTGGAAGAATAGTAATTTTTGATGGAAGAATACCTCATAGAGCAAACCCTATGAATATGAGATTATCACCTACATATAGATTTACTGTTGCTTTGAAATTTCATGAAAAAAATGAACCAAAATTGATAAAGTATGATGAAAAGATTATCTAATCCATTAAATTTATTACCTGGAGAAAAATCTAACTTTGATTTTGATATAATATACGGAGATTGGAGACTTCATGAAATATCTTCTGATCCTTTAGTTTTAAGGTTGGTAGATTTAATTCCAATATTAAAGGATAAATCTTTTAAGTTAGTTAAATTGGATGAAATTGCTTGGAAAGGATTTGATTTAGGTTTAGATCAACGTGCGGATAATTGCCCTTGTTGTAATGGAATGCGTTTTAAAGATGCTGATTCAACTATTGCTGGTATATTACTTGAAGGAACTAATAATCCTGCTGGAAGAAAGTATAGATGTATTGATGGAAAGCATCGTATAGAAGCATTATTATCATATGAGATAAAAACAGGAATATTTTATAAATTAACTTTAGATGATATTAGAAACCATTTAATGAAATATGATAAATAACTAAAAATATTATTATAAATGGCAATAAATTTTCCCAATAGTCCGTCAGTTAATGATATTCATGTTAGTGGTGCTAATAGATGGCAGTGGAATGGATCATCATGGACGAGAATCGGTGGTGTAAATTCTGATTCTGACACTATAAATTCGTCGAACGATAATTCAACAACAACTCTGTATCCAGTTATGGTTTCTGGTACAGGAGATCAGACTGCAAAGATATCAACAACTGCGACTAAAAATATATCTTTTGATGCTTCTGAGGGAGATTTAACAGTAGGTGGTAATATATCTGTTGGTGGAACTGCTACATTTACTGGTAGTATTTCTGTTGGTGGAACAGTAACATACGAAGACGTAAAGAATGTAGATTCACTTGGTATTGTAACTGCTAGAGCAGGTGTCATTGTAACTGGTAATCTTGATACTGATACTTTAAATGTATCTGGTGTATCAACAGTCACTGGATTGGGTGCAACTGATATAAGTGTATCTGGTATTGTAACTGCTGCTTCAGGACAATTAATATCTGGTGTGGGAATTGAAACTGGTGGAACAGTCATAGGATATGCTGCCACTATGATCCATTTTAGAGGACCAGGTGTTAGTACAGCGTATTTTAGTCCTACTACTGGTGTTGGTACTGTTTATTTCCAAGGTGGTGGAGGTTCTGCTTCTGTAAGTATTTCAGAGAGTGCACCATCAAGTCCATCTGCTGGAGACATGTGGTGGGATAGTGATGTTGGTAATTTACAAATTTATTATACAGACGCTAACTCATCACAATGGGTAACAGCAAATAATGCTGGACCTCAAGGACCACAGGGTGCTCAAGGTGCTGCTGGTGCTCAAGGTGCTCAAGGATATCAAGGTGTTCAAGGTTCTGTTGGTATTGCATCATTAACTATATCAACTGGAGCACCAAGTAGTCCTGCTGCTGGAGATATGTGGTGGGATAGTGATGATGGAGATTTGCATTTATATTATAATGATGGAAATAGTTCTCAATGGATAAACATTAATGCTGGTTCAGCAGGTGCTCAAGGTGTTCAAGGTTCTACTGGTTCTACTGGTGCTGCTGGAGCTCAAGGTGCTGCTGGAGCTCAAGGTGCTGCTGGAGCTCAAGGTGCTCAAGGTGCTACTGGTGCTCAAGGTGTTCAAGGTGCTTCGGGTATAACAACTGCTATTTCATCAGGTAATTCTGCTATTAGATTTGATGGTAGTCATGATGTCAGATTTATTAGTTCTGGTACTACAAGATTTTATATGGATAGTGATCAATTCATTATAGGTGGTGATAGCGATTGGTCTCATAATGCATTTTATGGCCCAGATAATAATTGGAGTTCTGATCTTTTCATAGTAGGAAGAGTAGGTGGTGCTTCACAAGTAGCATCATTTGCTCAGTTCCAAAATAATGATCTTCCTTGTGAGATTGCTATTCAGAAATCTAGGAGTAATACTTACGGTAGTGCTCAAACAGCTGTTGCTATTGGTGATACTATAGGTGGTATTGTATTCAATGGAGCAGCAGGTAATGCGATGAGACAAGCTGGTGCCATTATGGGTGCTGTAGCTTCAACGGGAACTGTATCTGGTTCAAGTCTTCCATCAGAACTTCAGTTCTGGACAAACTCTAATGGTGCAGTAGTACCAACAAAGAGGGTTACTATCGACTCTTCAGGTAAAGTTGGTATCAATGAGGCAACTAATATAAATGGTAGACTTCATGTTCAGCACGATGCCCTTGCAGAAAATATTTATTATGCGACAAGATATAATGACCAAGCGAATGATAAACCAATATTTGCAGTCACTGAAGCACAGATGAGGGGAATGACTGCTAGTGGTCTTGTGATGGGTAATCATAATAGAGATATTCATATTGGTCCTGGTTTTAATAGCAGTGGTGTTATAGATACCGCTAATGCTTTAGGACTTCGTATCAAATCAAATGGTTATGTTGGTATTGGAAGTGAGGTTCCAGGTGAAGTATTAGATGTTAATGGAGCTATTAGATCACTAGCAAATAATTATACTACAATGGCAGCGACATTTGATGCTAGGTATGATGCAACTCATTTACTATCATTAACTGTTAATCATAATAGTAGTACTGCACAAGAAGTTCTTGGAACATGGGCAGATAGTGGTGGTTCTAGTCCAAGGACAGTTATAAATGCGTCGAATGGGTGGAAACTTGGTGTCGGAATAAATGCTCCTGGATATAAATTACATGTAAGTGAATCTACATCTGCTGTTGCAAGATTTGAAAGAACTGGTGGAGCATGGGCAAAGGTAGATATTAAAGCAGGTAGTAGTAGTGGAAATTCATATCTTACATTTAGTGATAGTGATGCATCTGAAGTTGGTGCGATTAATTATGAACATAGTGATAATAGTTTAAGATTTGAAATTGGTAGTGAAAGAGTTCGCATTACAGATAATGGATTGAGTGGAAATATTGTTGAGAAATGGCTTGATTTTGGACTTACTTACTATGATGGTAGTAGTTGGGTTGATAATGGTGCAGGGCAACAAAATAGAAATGCTCCTAGTATTAATGCTGATAATATGGTAACTCGTTTTGTTTTTGCTACTTCACCTTATCATCGTGATTTCCAATACTGTCAATTTTGGTTTGGTGAAGCTGGTAATGTAGGTGGTAATGTATTTGATATTGATTTTACAGTTTATCATAATACTCCTGCTGGAGGATATTCATCTAATAATAGTACATTCACTAAAGATTTGAACGCATTTTCTAATGGTAAAGTTGATAGACTGCTATTTCATGATGACATGCCTACAATTGCTGCAAATTCAATGGTTCAGGTAAATATGGACTGGACAGAGAATACAAATGGAGCAACGTGTCATTGTCATGGTATTGTAATTAGAGAATGGACAGTAGCACATTCATGATGTATATACATAAAATATTAGGAGTATAAAATTATGATTAGCACTTCACATGTAGAATATGTTTTTGAATTATCCAAATTGGTGCCGACAACGGATATTCACAAAAATCTTAGAGCAGCAGGTTATCCACTACATTCATCGCATGTATCTGATACACTTCCCACTTTATCTTTTCAAAGTCCTGATGGTATAAGAAGACCGATAAAAACTTTTAATCATGGTAATGCTGGTATTGCTACTCATAAATTATATGTTTGGTTTGATGGAGAGCAATCGGATGGTGATTTGACTGCTATCTTTAACAATATAACTGCATCTGTAAACTCTTTTGATCCAACAGATGCTAAATGGGAAGGTTTACCTTTTTAGATACAATAGTCTTCATAAATAATCAAAAATAGTAATATAAATGGCTGCTGTTAATTTTCCAAATAGTCCTAGTGTAAATGATACCCATACATCGAGTGGAAGTACTTGGAAGTGGGATGGAACAGTTTGGCAAAGATTAGGAGTAGCAGGACCACAAGGTGCTCAGGGAGTTCAGGGTGCTACAGGATCTGGTGGTGCTGCTGGTGCTCAGGGTGCTCAAGGTAGACAAGGTGCTACTGGTTCTAATGGTGCTGCTGGTGCTCAAGGTGCTCAGGGACATCAAGGAGTTCAGGGTGCTGCTGGTGCTCAAGGTGCACAAGGAGTTGTTAGTGATGCTATTCAGAATACTAAGGCAGGTACTAATGCAGGTGGTAATTTTTCTGGTAGTAATCCTACAGGAAATACTTTATATGGATGGGGTGCAGGACAAGCACTTACGACTGGGGCTGAGAATGTTTATATAGGTCATTTGGCAGGAAAAGCATCAGATGGTCAAAGTCGTAACATTGGTATTGGATATAGTGTTTTACAGGCAAATAATGGTGGTGGAAATAATGTAATGATTGGACAGGAGGTAGCTGTTAATGCTACTGATGTTCAGAATTCAATTTGCATAGGTGATAGAGCTGGGTATTGGGGTATTAGTGATTATGCTGTCGTTATTGGTAAATCTGTAGGTTATAGTAATCCTAATGATCACACTATAGCTATTGGTGAACAGGCAGGATACTCTAATGCTGGAGAACATTGCATAAGCTTAGGATACCAAGCAGGATATAATAGTGGTGGTAAGTATGGTATTAATATTGGATATAATGCAGGATATTCACAGAGTAGTAACAATAAAGGTAATGTAGCAATAGGATACCATGCACTTAAACATGAAAATGGTAATGAGTATTGTGTTGGAATTGGAAATAGTTGTTATCTTCCCATTAAAGGTGAGAATACAGGAGCATCAGATAATCAGTTAGTTATTGGTGTTGGACATACCGCATGGATAGTTGGTACTAAGAATTATAATGTTGGTTTAGGTGTTACTAATCCATTTGGTCCACTTGAAGTTCAGAGGAATGGTGTTCCAGCAATCATATCAAATTATAATAATTCAAAACACATTTCAATGAGTGTTGGTGGAAGTGGTGGTGGATGGGCTCAAACTACTGGACAACATTTTGCTTGGTCTCATCAACCATATGCAGATAGAGGAACTGATAATAATTTAACAGTAAGACTTCGCATCAACTCAGGTGGACAATTATGTTTAGGAACAACTAGTGGGCCAGGAGAAATAGGTTTATATCTAGGTGATGGAACTAATCCAGCAGGACATATCTATGCTAATGGTACACATCATATGTACATATTAGCAAATGCTTATTATAATGGTGGTTGGAAGTATCTAGGAAATGGTGAGGCAAACTCATTAACCTTGCAGGATGGTAATTTTGTCTTTCTCAATGCATCAACAAATAGTAGTGGTGCAGGACAGGCAGTAACTTGGTCAGAAAAAGTTCGCATCACATCAGGTGGATCTCTTATTGTTGGAAATCAAACCTCTACAAATTATAAATTATGCGTATCAGAAGCTGCACATACAAGGATTGAAGTTATTTCTACAAGTAATAATTCTTCTGGATTGTGGTTAAAGACATTTAGTGGTGGCAGTATTGTTTCTCAATCAACTATCAGAACAAGTAATGATGGTAATTTAGAACTTTATGCAGGTACAAGTAGTGAAATGAGGAGATTTTGGATTGATGCTACTAATGGTGCGTATCTCCAAGGAACTTCTCATACTAATTTTGAAGTAAGATCTAATAGTGCATCAACGAAAGCTATTATTCAAACAGTACAGGATAGTGATGTAAGGATAGGAGCATCAACAAATCATCCTCTTGCTTTATATGCTGGAGGACTTGAAAAAGTTCGCATCACAACGGGTGGTAAGGTTGGTATAGGAATTCAAACTCCTTTCTCCAGACTTCAATCTGGTGGTCATACCTTTAGTGGTGGGTATGGAATGTATGCCGATAGTAGAGTTGGGATGAGTAATCATGGAAGTCTTACAGGATTAATGCTTGCAAGTACATATAATGATTCAAATCATCCAGAGTATGGTCTTGTCTTTGTTCAAGGTCCAACTACAAGTTCTTATAATGTATGGAGTATTTCACCTGATGGTCCTGCGAAAGGAAATAGTTTAAATTTACATTACGGAGCACAGAATACAAATATCCACCAACCAGCTAATAGAAAATTTGAGTTTACAGGTGGTGGTTATCTTTTAAAACCAAATCATCCATGTTTTAGGGCAGGATTAAGTGCTAATGCAAGTGTTGCTAATGGAGGAGTTGTTATATTTGGTGATACATCAAGTGATGCAGGACATTTCAATAGGAATGGATGCTATAATGCTAGTACAGGTAAGTTTACTGCACCTGTAGCTGGTATCTATGAGTTTACTGTTAGTGCTATAATAATGAATATATCTGATGGAACTGACATGACAGATTGTTTCTATTTAATGTACCAACCTAGTGGTGGTACTGGTATAAGAATTGCATATTCAAATAGAAGAGGAGAATATATTGCTGATGAAACTGGTAATGCTGGATATTATAATGATTGGTTGGTAGGGTGTATGGTTAATATGGCTGCAAATTCAACTGTCTGGGTTGAAAATAAAAAAAGAACTCATACTTGGCATGGTAATTCAGATTACTGTTGGTTAACAGGTAAATTGATAGCATAAATCAACTGGTTGACAAAATCCTTAGTGTCATATATAATGTTGGAATTATAGGGATTTCCTATGTCTGATGAATTTTTGACGAAGTGTGTAATCGATACGTTAAGACGTACCGTTTACATATATTCTAGTGAGGGTGATAAAAAAACTATAGAATGTGATACAGTAGATGAATTTATGAATGTTTTGCAATTTGTTCGTACAACAGCAGATGAGGATATCATATCATATGCGGAGCCAGTATGAGTGAAGACGAATTGAGAAGATTGGAAAATCTTCATGATGATTATCGTCGTCAGGTTAAAGAAGATAAAGAGTCTGATGAAGAAGAATGGATTCGTCTTCAAAGAACTGGGGGTGGTGCAGAGACATAATCTCTGCCTAACTAAATAGAACATAGAAATATTTTGGCAAAAATAAAACGATGCCTCTTAATAAGCTAGAGAATTTTATAAAGAATACTGAGGGTCGTATTCTTTATGTTAATCCAAATGATCTTGATTCGACTGATGCTATCGAGAATCAAGGTAATTCACTGACTCAACCTTTCAAAACTATTCAGAGAGCATTGTTGGAAGCAGCAAGATTTTCTTGGGTGAAAGGTAATGATAATGATTTAATAGAAAGAACAACAATACTTTTATATCCAGGTGATCATATAATTGATAACCGTCCAGGATTTGGTATTAAAAAGGTATCAAATGTCGCTAAAGCAATATCACCTGCAGGACAAGAATCTAATGCTAATAGTACATTATCCCTCAAACCAGATTCTAATTTCGATTTAACGCAAGAAGATAATATTCTCTATAAGTTTAATAGTGTTTATGGTGGTGTTGTTGTACCTAGAGGTACTTCAATTGTTGGACTAGATTTAAGAAAAACAAAGGTACGTCCAAAATATGTTCCAAACCCTACTGATGATACATTAGGTTCATCTGCTATCTTTAGAATTACTGGTGGTTGTTATTTCTGGCAGTTCACCACATTTGATGGTGATGAAGATACTAAAGTATATACTGATAATAAAGATTTTACTGATGCTAACCAAGCAACCCCTACATTCTCTCACCATAAATTATCAATTTTTGAATATGCTGATGGTATCAATAATCCTTCAGGATATGATTTAACTGACTTAGAACAATATTATAGTAAGTTATCTAACGCATTTAACGTTGCATCTGGTAGAGATGTTGATCAAAAATATCCAGCACTTCCTGGTGGATTTGCACCAAAACGTGCTGAGTATGAAATTGTTGGTGCATTTGCAACTGATCCGATTGGTATTACTAATATTATATCTGGTAATGGTTCAACACCTGGTACAGTTGTTACAGTTACAACTTCTACTGCTCATGGATTAAATGCTGGTACTCCTATTAAGATTAGAGGGGTTGGTGTCGCTGATTATAATATTTCTACCGTAGTTACTGATATTAGTGCAAGTAATGATAATGTATTTACTTATGCATTGCCATTAGTTAGAGCAAACTTACCAGCATCACCTAGTGCTTCTGGTGCTACAGTTACGATTGAAACCGATACTGTATCTGGTGCTTCACCATATATCTTTAACTGCTCTTTACGTTCTGTATGGGGTTTGAATGGTTTATTCGCTGATGGTGCAAATGCCACAGGTTTCCGTTCAGTTGTTGCTGCACAGTTTACTGGTGTATCACTACAGAAAGATGATAGAGCATTTGTTAAGTATAATCCTACAAGTCGTACTTACAACGAGATATCAACAACTAAGGTAACTGGTTCTGCACTTGCTAGTGGTTCTTCTTCTACTAATGCTGATACAGTTTATCATTTAGATAGTGATGCCATCTATAAGAATGATTGGGAAACTATTCATATTAAGGCAACCAATGATGCTGTTATGCAGTTGGTTTCTATCTTTGCGATTGGTTATACCCGTCACTTTGATGTTAGAACGGGTTCTGACTATAGTTTAACGAACTCTAACTCCAACTTCGGACAACTATCATTAGTATCTACTGGATTTAAGAAGAAAGCATTTACTAAGGATGATAAGGCATATATTACATCTATTATTACTCCAAGAGCAGTTACGACAGCAGAGGAGTCTCTTGATTGGCAAGGACTTGATATAGCAAAAACTGTTCAAGTTGGTTTTTCAAGTCATCTATATCTTTATGGATATGAGAGTGAAGATATTAAACCACCTTCAGTTCTTCAGGGATATAGAGTTGGTGCAAAAGTTAATGACTTAATTTATATTGATGATAATAATACAGTACCACAAACATTTTCTGCTTCTATTAAGATGGTGGATAAGTTACCAACTAATGGATTATCTACTGTATCTTATGGAAATTACAGTTCATTCAAGAAATATGCAGTTACTAATGTAGCAAGTAACGTACTTACGATTGGATCTCATGAGTTGGTAACTGGTGAGAAGATTAAGGTTGTTGCTGATGATGGTGATTTACCAGAAAATCTTGAGGCACATAAAACATACTATGCGATTGTAGCAACTCCTAATAGTATTAAACTTGCATCATCTAAAACAAATGCAAGTACTAATACAGCAATTACCATATATTATTCTGGTTCTAAACTAAATGTTTTAAGTAGAGTATCTGATAAGCAATCTGGTGACTTAGGACATCCAATTCAGTGGGATAGTACTAATAGTCAGTGGTATATTCATGCTGATGAAGGTAATGCTATCTACTCAACATTTGTTACACAGGGTGTAATAGGATTTGGAACTGCAACTACAAAACCTTCATACATTAAGAGGGTTGAGGATACGAGAAGTCTTGACGAGAAATTATATAAGTTAAGAGTTGTTATACCAAAAGAATTTGATAATACAAAGAATCCAGAGGAAGGATTCATCATTCAGGAATCTAGTAATACAGGATTCCGTAGTGATACTGACTCAGCATTAATTAATTCTACTTCAGTAAATGCAATTCTTGATGGTGAGGATTATGATTACAATAGAAATCCAAGATTTATTAATAATTGCACTGAGGCATCAAGCACTGTTACTGTTGTTTCTGAGCAACCTCATGGTTTAAATGCTTGGGATCAGATTATAGTTAAGAATGTAACTAGTAATGGAAATGTCACTGGTGCAGGAAACTCTGGATATAATGGAACATTTAAGGTAAGTGGAATTATAGATGATAAAACATTTACATATTCAACAACTGATGTTAATGGTGTTGTTCATATTACAGGTAGTGCTTTAACTAATGATATAACTTCTAGAACAACTTCTTTACCTAGATTTGAAAGAAATGATTGTCAGGATAATTTCTACATTTATAGAAATGAAGTAATCACACCATACAATAAAGATGTTCAAGATGGTGTTTATCATCTATATGTTTTAAATGCAGGTAATAAAGTTGGTGTAGCATTTACCAATGTGGGATATAGTCAGAATGTAACTGATTTATATCCACAACAGGATAAGGATAATCCTGATGCCAACCCTAATGCAAGTAAAACTTATGCAAGTCGTTCTCCATTAGGTGAAGTTACAACTGATGATTTAAGAAACAGTCTTACAAGAGAATCTGTTGATAAGTTACTTACTAACTTCCATATCGGTAATACTATTACTGGTGTAACTACATCATTTGCCACAACAATAAAAGGAACTGCGACTCTTACATTTGCTAGGAATCATAACTTAAGTGGTATTGTTACTGCTACGATTGCTAGTGGTGGTTCTGGATATACAAATGGAACATATCGTAATGTTAAAGTATTTGATAATAATTCATCCGTTTGGGATGGTGCATTAGCAACAGTTGTTGTAGCAGGTGGAGCAGTTACTAATGTTGATATAACTTCTGGTGGTTCTGGATATGGTGCAGAGAATTTAGATTTGGATTTATCAACTACTGGAACTGCTGCTGATATTACTACTACTCTTTCTGGCATTTCAACTGTTATTGGTAACACAGTTCAGGTTACTGGTATCGGTACAACTGCTGGTGGACATTATAGAATTACTTCTGTACCACAAAAGAATCAGGTAGCGATTGGTATTAGTAATTTAGATCCTAGTATTTCTGTAGGGCAATATGTAATTAATGTTGGGCATGAGATTAAGACACGTAGTACAACTTTCTGGGGTACTCATCAAACAGTTAATACAAGAACTGCTCATGGACTATCTGCAGGAAATAAAGTTAGTCTTATAGATGACAATAATCGTAATAAAGGTGATTATATAATTGGTTCTGCTGGACTTGGAACAGATACATTTAGAATTTATCCTGATTCAGTAGTATCTTCTAGTTATATCTTGAAGCATGGATTATCCGATAATGATAAATCATCTGATGATGAAGGTGAGAATCTAGGTGCAAGAGGTTTCTACTTCTATGGTAATGAGAGATATACTCTAGTTACTGCTCTTACAACTGCATCATCTAACGTTAAAGTACAACTTCATGGTGTTGATGGTTCAACTGTATCGAGATTTGAATTAGGTTCATACATCCAGGTTGATGATGAGATTATGAGAGTCATATCTAATAAATTATCTGGTTCTTATGATGATGAGATTTGGGTTATTCGTGGTTCATTGGGTACATTACAACAAGCACATGCTGCTGGTTCATTAATCAAGAAGATTACACCAAGACCAATTGAATTCCGTCGTCCATCTATCATTCGTGCTTCTGGACATACATTTGAATATATTGGTTATGGTCCAGGTAACTATTCAACTGGTTTACCACAGGTTCAGGTTAAGACATTAACTGAGGATGAGGATTACTTAGCACAGGCACAAGAAAGAGATTGTGGTACTGTTGTTTATACTGGTATGAATAGTAAGGGTGACTTTATTATTGGTAATAAGAAAATCAATTCTGCTACTGGTAAAGAGACTACATTTGATATTCCAGTTCCAACTGTAACAGGACAAGATCCTGCTAGATTATCTGTTGTCTTTGATGAAGTTGTTATTAAAGAGAGACTACTGGTTGAAGGTGGTAACTCTAATACAATTCTATCTGAGTTTGATGGTCCAGTCAATTTCAGTCAAAATGTTAAGATAAATGGTGATCTCACTCTTAAGGGTAGACTGAAACAGAGTAGTGTACTTATCATCACTAACCTTACACAATCTAATGATATAGATGAAGGTGCATTACAGGTTTATGGTGGTGTTGGTATTAAGAAGAATCTTAATGTTGGTGGAACACTAACTGGTACTGGTGCTACATTCACTGGTAATGTAAAAGGTGTTAATGGTGAATTTAGTGGTGCTGTAACAGGAACAACTGCTACATTCAGTGGTGCATTATCAGCAACCACAGGTGCATTCAGTAGTAATGTTACCGTTGGTGGAACATTAGATGTTACTGGTGATATGACATCTACTGGTGGTATATTTGGAAACATTCGAGTTGGTGTTACTGGTGATAATGAAATTGATACAACATCTGGAAATTTAACTATAGATTCTACTGGTGGAACAACAACTGTTGATGATACATTAGTTGTTAGTGGAAATCTAGATGTCAACGGTACTGGAACACATACCCTTGCTGGACCTCTTACTGTTTCTGGTAATATAACTGGAAATAGTGGTGTCATTAACATGACTGGTAGTGGAACCAACCAACTTGGTGGACCACTTGAAGTTAGTGGAGAAATTAAAGCACTTGGTGCTGATATTATTGCCTTTGCATCTTCTGACGAGAATCTAAAGGATAATATTACTATTATACCTAATGCTCTTGATAAGGTTAAAGCAATTTCAGGTAATACATTTACTTGGAAAGATACTAGCACAGTTGCCTTACCTGGTATGGATGATACTGGTGTTATTGCACAGCAAGTAGAGGCACTTGGATTACCTGGAATAACAACAACTAGACCTGATGGAACAAAAGCAGTTCGTTATGAGAGATTGGTTCCTGTATTAATAGAAGCAATCAAAGAACTATCTGCAAAAGTAGATGCTCTGTCCTAATAAATAACTAAAAATACCATAAGATGGCGAATATCAGAAAGACTTTCAACTTCCGAAACGGAGTACAAGTTGATGAAGACAATTTTATAGTAGATTCACTGGGCAAGGTGGGAATCGGAACAACGGTTCCCAACCAGATGATAGATTGTCGTGGTAATGCAAAGGTTGTTGGTATATTAACTTCACAGAGTTTAGAAACTAGAAATGTAAATATTGCTGGTGTAACTACAATTAGTGGAAATACTCATGTAGGTTCTGCTATTACAATGTACCCTGTTACTGGTATCATTAGTGCAACACAAATACATGGAGATGGAAGAAATCTAATAAACATTCCTACATCACAGTGGACAGATATAAATGCAGGATTAGGACATACAAGTATATACAACGAGGGATTTGTTGGTGTATCAACTAATGATCCAAGATTTACATTGCAAGTTGGTGGTAATAATGATTTAACTACATTTGCTAATGGAGTTGGTATTAACTCTAGTGGTAATATTGTAGCAACTGGTGTAGTTACAGCAACTACTTTTAAAGGAGATTATCAAGGTTCTCTTGTTGATGCTACAATCGTTGATGCTGAAGGATTGGTAGTATCAGGTGTATCTACAATAAGTGGAGTTAGTATTAATAGTGGACATGCAAGTGCTCTTTCTGTAGGAAGTACAAACTTAAATGTTACTGGTGTTTCTACATTTGGTGGTACTTTAGATGCAAATGGTGATGTTGATTTAGGTTCAACTGCCTCTAATACTATAACTTTTAATGGTGATGTTGATTCTGCGATTATTCCTAATGCAGATAATATTCGTGGTTTAGGTGCTAATGGTGCAAGATGGAGTACACTTTGGGTTAATCAAAATAATTCATCTCTTCTTAATGTAAGTGGAGTTTCAACATTTACTGGTAATATTGATGCTAATGGGGATATAGATGTTGATGGACATACAGAATTAGATAATGCGAATGTATCTGGAATCATAACTGCTGTTAATGCTAAAGTATCTACTAAGTTAGATCTTGGTGATGTATCCTCACAAGGTATTAGTACATCAACTCCACAGAGTGAGTTGCATGTATTTAATTCTGGTATTTCATCTGTTCTTATCGAGAGTGGAAGTAATGAGTCTGTTGTTACATTAGGAAGAAACACTAATGGACAAACCTCTGGTGCTATTAGATATGGTAATAAGAGTGCTGGATTCCCATATAGTAATGAAGATGCTCTAGATATAATCAATTATGGTGTTGGTAATGTAAACTTCTATCTAAGTGGCGGTACTACTGCTGGAACAGGAGACTTCCATTGGAATTATAGAGCGAATAGTGCACGTTTGATGACACTAACTAATGATGGTAAGTTGGGTATTGGAAAAACTGTACCAACAACTAATTTGGATGTGGTTGGTACTGGTGCATTTACTAGTAATGTAAGTGTTGGTGGTAATTTAAGTGCTACTGGTAATATAAGTCTTGATGGTGTATTAGATGTCTCTGGATCTGGTGGATTAAAAGCAAATATACTTTCGACTAATGATGATTTAATAGTTTCTCCAGGTCCTAATGTTGCAGGAGCAATCGTTAATGCTAATGTTAATTCTGCTGGTATTTCGACTATTCAAACATTAAAAGTAAATGGTACTCTTGGTATTAAAACTGATAATTTAATTAACAATATAGTTCTAGTTCAAGGTCCATCCGTCTCTGATATTAATGGAGATTTTAGATTTAGTGTTACTGATAAAGGGCATATAGGTGTTGGAATAGCATCAGCATTATGTACTGCTGACTTTGCAGGTATTGGTAATACTTATAGACATTATATGAGACCACCACATCTCACTACTGCAAACAGAGCAGTAATGCAAGCAGAGGCAGAGTCAGGTGCTTTAGAGGGTGCTATGATATATAACACCTCTACTAATAAGATGCAGTTTTATAATGGTACAGCATGGGAAACAATAACTAGTTCTACTTAATTATGACTATTAAAGCATCTGGTGGTTCTAATAATTTAAGATTCTCTGAGATAGAATCAGAATTTGGGGAAAATCCTCAAAGGAGTTTAGGTGATTATAGAGTTAGTGAAAACAATGGATCATTAAGTAATATGCCATTAGATACTGGTATTCCTCAGTCTGGGCAGATAAAATTTAGTGATTTTTATAGTAAGAAATTGAATATAGTTGTTGATCTTCATAGTGGTTCTACAGAAAATCGTAGAATTGCTAGGGATCATAAGTATAATTCTAGTGCTACATCTACTGGACAAAGTAATGGTAATTGGAGAGTAGTTGGTGGATTTAGGAATAGACCAACTGATAGTGGTGAAGCACCAACTGGTGGAGTGCGTGGCAAGAAAGTATTCATTAATGTGAATAAGACTCTTGGTTCAAATTCATCTAGTACCCAAACTAGATGTGCATTAAGAACTGGTAGTTGGCAATCAGAAACAGATTTGGTTGTTGATATTGGTGGAGAAGGAAAAATTTATGGAGGAGGTGGTGCTGGTGGTAAAGGAGATTCTAAAGAGGGTCCTTCTGGAATAAATGGTGGTAATGGTAATAGTGCATTAGGAATTACATATAGCGGAACTACAGTAAATATTGCTAGTGGTGGACTTATTTGTATGGGATATGGTGGTGGTGGCGGTGGCGGTACTGGATATAATAAAGATAGAGGACATCCACATAGATATGGTTCTGGATCTGGTGGTGGCGGTGGTGCTGGACTTCCTGGTGGTGTAGGAGGAGAAAAAACCAATACAGATGCTACTGGAGAGACTGGAACAGATGGAACTGCTGGATCACTTCCTGATTTCTCTAATTCTTCACGTCCTACAGGTGGTGGAAGAAGTGGAGCACCAGCATACAATAGTCATTGGTGGGAAGCAAGAGGTGGTTTAGGTGGTGTAGGTGGTCCAGGTGCTTATCAGAAATATAGGAATGTTAGATCTGGTAATCCCACTCTTGAGGGTGTGATAGGAAGTTCGAGTTTCAGTGGAGGTGTTACAACCTTCAATACAACAGAGAATGATGGAACTACAGGTTATGGACACGCATTTAGTGTAGGTGATACATTCTCAGTAGCGAACACTAGTGGTAATATTATAGGAACCTTTACTGTTGCAAGTACTCCTAGTAATACTCAATTTACAGCAAATACTGGTAGTCAATTAGTAAATCCTAAGTATATTCAACTCCATTATACTGGTCCTGAAAATGGATGGAAAGGAAACCAAAATGGTGCTGGTGGTGGTACTGCTGGTTCTAATGGAGCAGCAATTCGTAGAACTTCAGGTATATCTGTTACTATAAATGGTGACAATTCTAATACAGTTAAAGGTAGTAAAACTGCTACAGGGGTTTCATAATATATTATTTTGTGATATAATATTAATGATGATTGATAACATCATTTATGAAGGAAGTTAAATGTAATAGAACTGATTTTATATCAATATACGAGGATGTTTATACTCAGGAAGAGTGTAAGAGTTTGATGGATTATATTGATTTGTTAGAAGAAAGAACTATTTTAGTGGATGAAGGCGAGAAAGAAAAACATCTCCTCGAACATTATAGTTCTAATTTAGCATTAAAATATGATTTACCTGCATGGAGTTGGATTAGTCAAAATATTTCTTCTAATCTTAAAACTTGCATACAGAATTATTTGGATACTTTTAGTGTTTTGAATAGAGAAAGATATTTTTGTTTAGACTTTAAAGTAAAAAAGATTCCAGCAGGAGGAGGATTTCATAATTGGCATTACGAGGATTGTGGAGTAGAAGAATCGAGAAGAGTCCTTGTAATTCAAATATATCTTAATGATGATTTTGAAGGAGGAGAAACAGAATATCTATATTTTAATAAAAGAATTAAACCAAAGGCAGGTTCAGTAGCAATATACCCTGCTGCATTTACACATACTCATAGAGGTAATCCACCTATAAATGGAACGAAATATATTATAGGATCTTGGGCATTATTACAATCAAAATGAGTATGGAAAACCTTAATGTAGATAGACTTCTTGAACCTTTTCCTCATTTGATAATTAAAAATTTTTATAATTCAAATGAGTTAGAATTGATTTGGGAAGAACTTAAGTTTTATACTAAACCAGGAAAACTTTTGACAGCAGAGAATTTTGGTGGAGTTGTGGGTTCCACTAATTCACATGCTCTGGCATTGGATGAAGTTTATGGTACTAATAAATTTAGAATATTATCTAATATTCTAACAGTCAATAGAAAATTATTTGATAAAGAAATACTTGAAGTATTTTCAAATACACATGATTGTTGTGGTATAGCAAGACATTCTAATTATGATATTACTAAAGTGAGATATTACCATGATGAAGAGTATTATGATCCACATACAGATTCACCGTTTCATTTTCTAGCATTTTCTTATTTTTATAAAGAACCTAAGAAATTTACTGGTGGTGAAGTATATTTTCCTGACTATGATTATGAGTATGCTTGTGATAATAATTCTATGATTATATTACCAGGTTGGGTTAAACATGGAGTCAAGAAGGTAAGTATAAGGGATTCAGACTATTATGATGGGCATGGTAGATATTGTATTTCTAGTTTCTTTGGGTGTAATGATAGTAAGTCAAAATCTTAAATCTTATAAGTAACTCTGTAGGGGTTTAAGGGACACACTATAATATTTTAAAGGAACCAGTTGCAAAACTAATATGAACCTGTTATAATCGTTGTTATGGGAAAGAATTTTAGTGCTAATAACACTACAGACAGAAGAAAGCAAACAGACTTCTATGAGACACCTTACAGTCTTACTAGGAAGTTTCTTGATGTAGAGAAGTTTGATAAGTCTCTATCAGTATGTGAACCTGCTTGTGGCAAGGGTGCAATTACAAAGGTATTGAATGAGTATTGGGATAAAGATTTAATTACATCATACGATCAAGAAGTAAATTTCTTATGGGAGACTGGTAACTATAATTCTGTTATCACAAACCCACCATATACTACTGCATTGCAGTTTATTGATAGAGCAAAGAGAGTAGCAACAGAGAAGTTTGCATTTCTCTTACCATTATCATATTTGCATGGGAAGCAGAGATATGATGAGATTTACTCAGACAGAGAGTACGGACTCAAGAAAGTATATGTCTTCACTAGGTATCCCATGTTAGGTGAAAAATTAAGAGAAGATGGCAAGTATAGAACTGGGATGATGGTATATGCGTGGTTCGTATGGGAGAATGGACATTCTGGTTTACCTATGATAGACTGGTTGGACAACAACGAGGATGTTCTATCCAAAAAAGATATAGAAAAAACAGAGGTGTTGACAGATAATCCATTGAGTGTTATGCTATAAGCATCAAGTCCCAGATATGACTTTAAACTATGCCTCTAGTCGTGATCCTGCAACATGGAAAAAGAGACGCTAAAATAAGCGGAGATGAGATCCGCACCCATAAACAAATGACTCCTATAGTCAATGCACTGAGAAATACGGTGCAAACTTTAGTAGCAATCGCAGAGGTTGTTACTGGATTTGCTATCAATGTTAGAAAGCAAGTCAAAACAAAAATTACAAAAGATTTCTTTACTCCCATCACCTATGTTAAAGTAAAGGATCTATTAACTGATAGCAAATATCAGAGACTTATAAACGAGCAGTTTATTAAGAAAGCAAAGGGATTTAATCCTGATCTTGCACGTCCCCTTGTCGTTGCTATACGTCCTGAAGAATTAGGTGGAGAATATGTTATTGTTGATGGACAGCATACTGCATGTTTAGCAGCAGTTTATCTTGATGGTGATGGAGAGCAAGAAATTCCTTGTCAGATTCCAGAGATTCTTCAACATCCTGAAGATAGAACTCTTGAAGAATGTATTCAAGTAGAATCTGATTTCTTTGATAAACTTAATTATCTTAGAAATAATCCTAGTGCCATTGCTAGATTAAGAGCAGGTGTAGCACGAAAGGATAAGAAGGCACTTGAATGGGAAGCAACATTTAAATCCATAGGTATTCATGTAGAAAAGGTTGGTGATCCTGATGGACATGAAGTTTATGGACTTTCTAAACTTAAAACTTGTATTAATAAGTATCGCAACACACATACAAGTCAAGCAGTTGAAACTTATGCTAATACCATAAAATATACAACTTCTGAAGCATGGAATAATCCCTTACAAGGTGGTTTAGTTTTAGGACTAGCAGCAGCATATCATTTTGCTGATAACTATGCTGGAGATGGAGCAACAAAGGATGGATTTATAGAATTCCTAGAGAATCATCTTAAATTAAAAACACCTAAAGAGTGGACAGAGAAAACATCTGGAGTTATCATGGACATATTAGTTGTCGAAGATAAACTGATTGATAGTTACAACTCTGCTGTTGGATTTGGAGTGATTAAAGCACCAAAGATTGGTGCGAAAAGGTTGGAATCTTGGAAAGCAGATCCTATTCATGCCAAAGGTAGCAAGGATAACAATGATGATTAATCCACTTTCATAACTGTCACACAACCCCCGAAAGGGGGTTTTTTTATGTTATAATATATCCATACTAAAGATTATGACATGCAGTTACGCCCACATCAGGTAGAAGCGATTACAGCATTAAGTGAGAACGATAAAGGACAAGTTATAGTACCCACAGGAGGCGGTAAGACTCTTATTGCTATCAATGATGCTTGCAATCAGTTTGAAGATGGATGTAAAACACTTGTAGTAGTTGCCCCACGCATCCTGTTAGCAGAGCAATTAAGTTCTGAGTTCATGGAAGTACTTGGGAGTCAATTCAATGATGTTTCTATGATGCACGTTCATAGTGGTAAGTTCAAGAATATATTCAGCACCACTCAACCGTCTTGCATAAAAGCATTTACAGAAGTATCTACAGATAATCAAATTATCTTTACAACATATCATTCACTCCATAAGATTGTTGAGTCTGGTATTGATGTGGATACAATCTATTTTGATGA